TGGTGGTGGTCCAGGAGGCGCCGGTGCTGGAGGTGGGGGAACTGGTGGGCCACCGCCTGCAACCCAAACACCAGAACTCGATAGCGCGAGACACAGGCGCACCCACACGGTGGCGGTGCGGTCATCGCCAAACTCGCCGACGCGCTCCTGACCGCGTCGATCCTCGATGTGCGTCGAGCGCGGGCTCTCGCGCAGGAAGCGCTCCCAATTCTCCGGATTGATCTTTATCCCCGAAAGATCAGCCCCCGCAGCGTCGCCCATAAAGCGCTGCGCGCCACCTCCTTGTTGGCCACCACCAGGCCACGTACCGAAGCGCTCGCCGAAAGTGCTCTTCGGTTGATACGCCTCCCTGAACTCACGGGCGCGCTCTTTCATCTCCGGGCTATCGGTGAAGATGTAGCCCTCTTTCATGTCTTTGAAGAGTTGCTTCCAATAGCGAGCCTCGACTCCCATCTTGTGGAGATCGTCTGCGAATGCCTTCAACTGATCACGAATGAATTGCGGGATGCCTAACTCGCTGACGAATAGCCCTGCCTCTCGCCCGGCATCCTTGAGTGCAGCAATGATCTCGTCGAGATGCGCTCTCGTCTCTTGCGCGAAACGCGCTTCCCTTCTCTGAATTTCATCGACCGTGACGCCGTACTTTTCCGCCTCCTTGCGCAAGCGCTCCATGTTCGCTTCGCGCTCTTTGAGCAACTGCACGAACTCGCGCGACACGCCGAGAGCTTTCTGCGCGAACCCCGATTGGATCGGGTCTTCACTGAAGGCGCCCCAGTCCTTCAGTATCTTGGTCATGTTGTTGAGGACTTCCTCCTGACTCTTCATGTTGGCCGTCGTGGACATCGTCATCCGGCCAATAGGAGAGTCGACGTCGAAAGCCTTGCGGTACACTTCCTCCAGTTGCGCTGCAGCCCTGCGCGAATTGCCAAGCGCCCCTTGAACATTGGCGAACTCACGCGCGAGCGCGACCGCCGCCTCCTTGCCGCTGATGCCAAGCGAAGCAAGCGTCGTCATCAATCGCGGACCGACCTCAGCGAACGCGCCCAGCATCTGCTGCGGAAGTTCGCTCACCCAACGATTGAGGACCTCGTCAATCTCATTGGTCGAGACCTTCAAGTTATTGATGGCGGCGACGCCCGCACGCGTCATGCTGTCGATGCCGACGCCGGCCGCATCCGCGGCTAGAGCAACTTGCCTGAAAGCCTCACGCGCAGCGTCTGGCGCCAATCGTGTCTGCTCGGAGAAATTCTGAAACTCTCTCTGCAGTTCCCCCATACTGCGGCCGGTCGTGCCCGTCAGTTCGGTCAGCGTCCGATCGAGTTGCCCCATCTGCGCATCGGTCGCGCGCGTGGCAAGCTGAATGCGGCTCATGCCGCGCTCAACATCAGCGAAGTATTCTACCGAGCGACGGGTCCCTTCGATGACAGCACCGAGGGCCACGAACTGACCGAGGTAGCTCTTGACTGCATCGCCCGCGCGCCCGAACGCGGTGGCGCTCTCAGTCGCATGCCGCTTCACCGCCTCGCCGTGCTGCTGCACCGCACGAGTGGCATTGTCCATCGTGCGAACATGAAGCTCGACGTCCGTCTGTATCTGCCGGAACGTGTTGCGCACGGCCTCGCCAGACCGACGCAACGTCTCGGTCGTCTGATCTTCACCGATCAGTCGTAGTCTGGCGTCTATGGTGTAGGCGTCGCTCATCAGTTAACCGGTCGCATGACCTCCGGTGCCTCGATGCCGAGGCCGGCAACTTCCTTCTCCGCTTCCGGGTCCTTTTTCGGAATGTTGACCTGTGGTGGTGTGGCGAATTTCTTCACCGGCCCATCAGCCTTGGGAAAGCGCGGATCGTCCTGATCCGACACATCTGCCGGCGCGACCTCCTCGATTGGCGTGGCCAGCGTGTAAGCTCCGGTCTCGAAGTCCTTGCGCATGATCGGCGGCAGCACGTTGTGAAACGCCAGCATCACGCGATCGACATCGGGATAGGTCAGTTCGCGCAGCAGTCTCTCGGGCAAGCCAACCATCTCCGCCAGCATGCCGAGCATCGAGGTGATCTTCTGCTCAGACAGCCTGATCTGCTGATCCCAACGCGGTGGCTTGATCTCGACCTGGTCGATCGTCTTGCCCTGATGCAAGAGTGGCCGCTCAAGCTCGACCACCCATACTCCAGTTCGTCTTATGATCACGTCTGCCATGTTACGCGGTCACTCCTGTGATGATCACCGGCGCGGCGTTGGTCGCTCCTGTCACCAGCGCAGCATTGATCTGCGCATTGCGATCGACGCCACCGACGATGAATGTGTTCGTGTAGAAATCCCAGAAATATACTGGCTCATCCGCAAGCACGAGTTCATAGTGCACGATGCCGCGAATTGAGTAGTTCCAGTGTTGGAGTTCGCCGTTGCGCCAGTTCACCGGATCGGCACGACCGAGCCTACCGCGCAACAGCGCCACCGCCTGCAGCGCATCGCCCGTAGCTCGATCACGCACGAGCCCGTAAGCGGTGAACCAGTTGTCGTCGGCCGCCCATGAGTAGAACAGTTCGGCGACCTGTGGCGTCCAGCCGGCAAGCACGAATGTGCTTTCCAATCGGGCCACGATGGTGTCGACCTCGATCGCAAGCGGAGCACCGCCGGCACGGTGATCGACGTACTGCTCGTCCATCATCGGCAGCTTCATTTCCGCGAGGATCAAGTGGTTGGAGTTGGCTTCGTCGGCGGCGGTTTTTCCACAGAAAAGATTCGCTTTTTCCATGGTCAACAACATATTCGGCAATTTCGCCTCCTATTTTTCTAGGAGGCATACACCTCCTATGTGGGTTGAGATTTGAGTGCTTTGCGTCTGGCCCACGCTTCTCGCAGACGGGCCGAACGATCAGGCGGACGTTTAGGAGCAGCACGCTTGCGCTTGCCACTCGCCCACACAGCACGCATCTGCGCGGAACGATTTACTGAGCCGAGCTTGCCCGCACGAGATTTATCCTCGCGCGAACCAGCGCGCCCGGCCTTGCGCTTGTCGTCGATATACTCTGGACGTTGCTGGTCGCGTTCGAGCCCGGCCATGATGTTGGCGCGGGTAGCTGGATCGGACCAGATACGCTTGGCGTGTTCAGAAGCTCGCGCGCGATTTTCTGGTGTCTGCGTAGCTAGGCGAATGTTTATAGTTCGAAGCTCACGAATTGCCTCGCGTGTCCAGCTGTTCCTGGTCTTTTCTCGAAAAAGCTCAATCAGTCTCGGCGAAGTAAACCCGGCACCAAAACCACCTGGCCATTCATTCCACAGTCCATCGCGAGATGCGATTTCAATAGTTTCAATCTTGAACGCTTCGTCGTCAGTTAAGTTGTCAACCAACACCGAGGCTTCGACAAGCGCTCCGCTGGTTAAAGCCTTAGCCAGACGATTATAGAAATGCGTTGATCGAACTTTTTGCCCGGCAGCACGCCGCCGAATAATTCCTTGAGCGCGCTTGAGATGGATGTCGAGGCGCGAGCCCGTACCCTTACCGACATATCGAACGACCCCATCAATCGAGATCGTATAGACGTAGCAGCGTCGCATGATGGTCTCTCCATTGCTGGAAAAACCATCATGCTAGATTGTGGCAAGATTATGACTAAGCGGCAATGTTCAATTGTTGTTCAAGTTGTTTTATCATGTTGTCAATTGCAGGCTTGTACCGGGCGCTCATCGTCGTGATGCGCTCAAGCACTGGCGGCTCCTCAGCCTTGAAGCCGACGGTGAGATGCCCAAGCCTGATCTCGCTCGCGGAGTTGAGCGAACCCTGGAACGACATCCGGTAATCGATGATCTGCTCGCGCGCCTTGAGGGTGCCGAGGAAGTCGCCGATCGTCGCCAGGATGTTGACGATGGTCTGCTTGGTGATGTTGGTGCGACCGAGATACTTTCTCAGCGCCGGCATCAGCGACAAGTGGATGTAATCGCGGCCGCGTTTCACGTTGTACATTTGCCACAACGTGTCGTCGCCGCAATTCTCCAGCGCGATGATGATGAAGCCTCCGGACGAGATCGCGGTCTCGACGCCGACCTCGCCGCGCACAACGATCCCGACATTCGCCTCCAGCAGTTGCTGACCCTCGGTGGCATCGTCGGTGAGTGAGAACCCGATCGTGCGCGCAGGCGAGACGACGCCCTGCAGCGGCCGGTTGGCTGCCGAGTGGAACGGTGCGCCGGTCTCGAAGTCCTTGGCGATCATCGCCCCGATTTGGCGCGGAGCCACAGGCCTGACGATCACCGCCCCGGAAATCGGATCGATCACCTTGATCCCGCCGGACATCACGATGATGCGCTGCGAGTTGAGCGTCGAGCGATAGTTCAGATCATCGACGTAGCTCACGCCGCGCGTCTCGACCACGGCATGGCCGATCAACTGGTTGAGGACCGGCGTCAACTCGGCGGCAATCGGATTGGCACCCAGCCCGATGGCAACCGCGAGCGTCGCAGTGGCCGAAGCCAGCGCGTCGCGGCCGCCGGTCAGGTGCTGCCCGGAGAGCGAGCTTCCTGTCACGGTCGAGGCCAAGGTGAAGCCGTTGCCGGCTGCGCCCGATGCCTTCTGCGTGATGGTGATCGTCGCCGTGACCAGCGCGTAGGTGTTGGCGAAAATGTTCGGGCTGGCCGACGAGTTCAACAAGGTCATCAGGTTGGTCAGGGTGGTGCCGAGATCGGCACCGAGGTTGACCTGCGTGCCAGTCGCGCCCGAGGACACGAATGTGATCACCGTGCCGTTGAGCGTGATAGTCGCGCCGATGCCAGGGTTGCGCGAGAACGTGATCGTGCCTTGCGCCGGCAGCGCCGTGACCGGTGGCCCGTCAGGTGCCGGCAACACGGCGGTCGGCGCCACCGTGAACCAGGCCCCGTAGGAGTCGATGAAGACCTGCAAGTCGTCGATCATGCCATTGACGTCAGCCACGGCGTGCGCCTGCGGCAGCACCGCATTCGCACCGTTGGTCTCGCCAACACCGAGCGCGAACGTCACTTGATAGGTCGCGTTCGGGATGTAGCCGACGCCCGTCGTGTTCACGAGCAACGTGTCGAGTGAGTTCGCCATGTCGCCGGTGTAACCCGGCGCGGTGATCAGCCGCGGCGTGCAGTGCAGCGCGTTCGGCGCCAGCGTGAAGGCGTGCACGCCCGAGCCCGCCGTCGACTGCCCCATGATGTTGGCTATGGTCTGCTGGCGCTTGAGATTGGCGTCGGCGTTGGTACCGTTCAGCGCATTAAGCAGGAGATGAAAGGCCCTTTCGCCGTCGTGGCCGCGTGAGGTCGAGGGCGCACAAATGAAGCTAAGGCGCCCTCCACCCGATGTCCGCTTTCTCATCGCTACCTAACTTCACGCC